TAAATATGATGAATATTGATGATTACTACGAGAGCTACATATCTTTTGTAATGTCAAGATTTAATGGGATAATGGATTCATATGACGTATATAACAGTATATCTGTGGATGATGTGCGTGATATGGTTAAAGATATTACTGAGGATAAATTAATAATTCAATATTGTTCCTGATATGAATGCAGTTATAGGAATAGATCCGGGTATAGATACCGGAGGATTGTCTATGATCCCGGAGAACGGGGAGGTTAAGGTAATTATGACACCAAGGATATCGGCTAAGGGAGATATAGATCTTAGGGCTATATCAAGTTTCTTCCTCGATGCCGCTGACAAGATCCAAGAAGAGGGAGGCGGGACGCTGGCGATCGCCGTCGAGGACGTCCACAGCATCCACAACAGCTCGGCCGCCAGCAACTTCACCTTTGGCGGGAGACGCCGGGAACCGAACGCCCTATTCGCTATGATGGTGGAGATGATGGAGCGATACGGATCTCACCCGGATGTTAGGTTCATGTTCGAGGAGGTGCAACCAAAGACCTGGCAGAAGGAGCTTCATACGACATCCGATCGGGTGTATACGGCGGCGAAGTTAGACACGAAGGCTACCTCCATCCGATGTGCCATGCGCCTTTTCCCTTTGGTCTCTTTCGTGAAACCATGGTCAGGAAAAGGAGTACAACCTACTAAGATACAAGACGGAATGTGTGACGCTACGCTTATAGCCGAGTATATTAGACGTAAGTTTAAACTATTTTAATACTATTAAGTATTTATTGTATTTGTATTAATATAATTATGATTATATTTGCGATGTAATAAAAAGTTGTTCGTTATGCTTATAAGATGCTTGTCGAAGTCATTAAATGAGAAGTTGGGCAAATTGGAGACGGTTGTTAAGAATGCCGGTCCCAACTCCCTTTATAAGGATCTTAAGATAGATGTTGTCAATAATCTGGCTTATATCACTTCCGTAAATGCCAAGGTATGTGTTATAGAGCGATTGGAGGTCGAGGCTGACTCTAACTTCTCTTTCTTGGTAGAGGCAAGCTCTTTTATTAAGTTCATGAAAAAACAGAAGAATTGTGAGATTACGATACTGCTTTCAGATAAAAAAGATCAGATAACGATCTGCTATGCTTCTGGTGAGTATAGTTGTCCGGCTTTTGATATCAATACATTCCCGCAGATACATAAGATACTTGATGGAGGAATTAAGGTTAAGATGAGCGATTATGTTTCGGTTCTTAACAAAGCCAGCGATTATACGGAGGTAGATGACTTTTATCCATGCATCGAGAATGTGGTAATTGATATTGATGATATTAATATCAATATAGTAAGTACGGATAGAAATACTATTTACAGGTATTTTGTCCCTAATCAGGATAAGGTAGAGAAGATGTTTATCCCGGTGTCGAACGAATCTGCGATATTGCTTGATAAGCATATCAATAAGTCATCGGATATGTTGTTTATAAAAGTGGACGATACTAAGACTTATTTCTCTACGCCTGATATGGATATGTATGAGACCCATTTTGAGGGTAATTATCCAAATTGGAGGTTCGTGGACGAGCATTTTGTCAAAACAAGTACCTATGTCTTTGATAAGGATCTACTCGTCCAAGCCCTCCAAAACAATCTTAAGGTAAATGAATTCGATCATTGCAAGTTGATATTTACCGATAAAGGATGCGGTATTATGTCAGAGAACCCGTCTTCAGGTAAATCATGTAAGGAAAGACTTACCCCTTTGTCTCATTATGGTGAAGATATTGTATGCAACGTGTTATGTGGAAGATATCTGGGTATCATAAAAAGCATATCGTGTAATAGGATAGTTATCGAGCATGATCATAAATCTCATTTCAATAAGGTTTATGGGGAGGATAATAAGAACGAGTATTTCTTGTCATCATCAATTATTGTTTAACGTTTAAATATATATAATATGGGAGTTCGTGAAAATCAGTTATCATCTAATACACAATACTTTAATATAAGTGGAGGTGGTGTATTATATCAATCGTCAAGAGATCCTAAGGAAGGTTTCGAGGAACATATGAATGAGAAGACAGGAGCCGTATCCTACTGGAGGGTTTTCTGGAACGGTATAGAAGGGTATCTTTCCGATATTTTTGTATTAGAGCAGGAGATGAATGGCGCTAAGACAAATTTCTTATTTATAAAGATAAGCGATGAGGAAGGTAATTATGTTATAAAAGTTCCGTTGATGACCTCAAGAGGCGGGATTAACAGCTATGTTAAGTCTCTTGTAAGATACTTGCCTAATATCGACCTGAAACGGAAGATTGTTATCAATCCTGCGCATACTAAAAAAGGAGAGCAATACGCTCCTGGTAATTTCTTTATCTCATACGCTAGGGAGACTCCAGACGGAAAAGATGAGCTTATCCAGCAATATTATAAGAATGGACAGAATGGATGGCCTGACAGGGTTGAGAGTACTGATATAATGGGGAATAAGAAGTTTGATTATACGACCCAAGACGCTTTCGCCTATCAGGTACTTAATAAGTATATTCAAAGCATTAAAACAGATGGTGTGAAACCTGCTCAGTCGGCAATCCAAAACAATGATGGTGAGGCTACAACGCAAACGCCCCCACCGTCATATCAGGCGCAGGCCCAGCAGCAGACACCTCCTCCATCATACCAGCAACCTCCTCAATATCCTCCTTTTGGAGATGACGATGATCTTCCATTTTAATTAACTAATTAAAAATCAGAAAGTTAATGGAGAGTAATTTTAATATATCTACTAAAGTGAACCGTGTCTCGATGCCTACCCAAAATAAGGTAGATACGGTTATGAAGAACTTAGGGCATAGATCTTGTATAGCGTATTCCGAGGAAAAGGATATGTATTATAAGGATGGAGAATGGGTAGCGTCAGATCTTGACGCTACTATCTTACCTCTTAGGGAGATGTTCGAGAAGACATCTGATTTGAAGTTAGGATTGAAGATCGTTTATTTAATAATCAAATTATAATGGCCAGTATTGAGGATATTAAAAAGCTTCTGGAAAGCAAGTCGTTTACATCAACCAGAGACCTTGATGAGCTTGAGGAGAAGCCGGATGATAAACAAAACGAGGTTAGATTGAATTGCGACCCTATGGTAGGGATGATGGAGGAAGAGGGGAAGATCTTCCTTAACTCCGTAAGATTCTCGAAAGCATGGAACTCGTTGGGTAAGGATATTCCTATCAAGCAGGGTAATGCTTTCCCATTAGGACAGGGTGATGTCCTTGATATAGACACAGGGGTATGGGCGTCGTTCCCGGATAATACCATAGGGGTGTTGATGATGCTGCCGTCGTTTACCGGAGATACGGGACTTACTTTGGTAGGATCACCGTTCGTCTCGTCTAATAACGGGAATATCATGATCAGGGTCACTAATGTCCGTAAGGATATGGCTATAGTCGAGAAAGACAAACATATAGCTGAGTTAATTATAGTCGGCAAGATAAAAGCCGATATTTTTAGAACTTATAAAAGCAATGAACATGTTCGGATTGAAGATAGTAAAGAGTAGCTATATAAATACTATAAAACAGGATCTTGATGAGGCTATTAGCTATTCAAGTAGATTAAAAAGAGATTATGAGGATTCCCGCAAGAAGATAACGGAATTAGAAGAGAAAATAAAGTATCTTGATACGCTTGTCGATTCTCTTGATATGGATATAGATTCCAAGGATTCTCATATAGTTAAGATGGGGAATGAGCTTAGTAAATCAAGAGAGCTATATAATGAGTCGGTAAAAGAGAAAGAAACTCTTAAACGGGCTTATATGGATATCGAGAAGAAACATAAACTATCATCTAAATTACTCGATGAGGCTAGAAGAAGATATAAGGAACTTGAGGACCAGAATAAAATTATGTCAGATCGTATCAAGTATCTGGAGGCAGAGATTTTAGACATCGATGTTCCTGATGAGGTTGTTGTTGATGAGGATAAGATGGATCCTAACTCAGGTCATATTGATATACCTGAAAATAACGCTCCTGAGGTCGCTGATGCCGGTATTGACGTAAATGTCGAGAATAAGGCGGAGGATAAGAAGAAATCTAAGAAACGTAAAAAATCTAAGAAAAGTGAATAAGATCTTGTTTTTCTTGTTAACGTTATTTACCTTAGCGGTTGTCGGATGCAGTACGTCAAGAACCTACTATACGGAATATGATACTACTGATATATCTTATGTGGTGGATTCCATAGTGTCTTCCGGGACCGTGATGGGCCAATGGAAGGAGTGGCGGTTTACGCTGGACGACGGCCGGGTCGATAACTTTGGCTTCACCGCCCTGTACGACGCCAAGGGAAAGGCTAGAGGGTCTATACAGGTAAGGCAAAGATCCGATACGTTTAATATCAAGATAATTGATTACCATAAAAAGGATAAAAAATGAGTTACGGGTTAGGATATATACCATCCCCTGTGGATGACAGAGACGCTATTATGAATATGCAGCATGAGGCTGTCCCTGATGAGTATAAGGTCAACAACGTTGATAGCGTAGTGGATCAAGGATCTTCTCCTATTTGCGCTGCGGTAAGCTTAGCTGAGATACTTAACTGGAGAAAGAGTATAAGGGCTATTAAAAGACCGGCTAAGATCTCTCCCTACGATATATATGATCTGAGAGAGGATAAGGATCAAGACGGGATGGTTCTTCGTGACGCTATCAAGTCTATCAAGAACGTAGGCGTAGATGGGGAGAAAATAAACAGTTACGCTAGGATCATAGATCCGGTATCAGCTAAGGTGGCTTTGATGCTGAATGGGCCTCTGGTTATAGGTCTGTATTGCTATAATTATGGTAATCGATTCTGGCAAGGCCAAGGACAGAACTTGGGAGGTCATGCCGTTATCCTCACCGGCTGGGACAAGGCCGGCTTCGTCCTACAGAACAGTTGGGGGACGGGATGGGGTAGGTCTGGTGTAGAGACATTCCCGTTCGAGGATTGGCGCTATATGCTAGAATGTTGGACAATAGTTTCATAAAGTTACTATATAAACTTCGAGAAATTCCTATCCACATCCTCTTGTGAAAGCCGATGTGGTGTATTTAGGACCCGTAGCTCAATTGGTAAGAGCAACTGGCTCATAACCAGAAGGTTGTCGGTTCAAGCCCGGCCGGGTCCACGCTATTTTTTGGGGAAAAACTAGCATAGAGTTTTGTCATTAGGTTTTTTAAAGTTTAGACGTTTGATGTCCTGGTTCGTGAGAATAAGGACATATGCCCTAATAGTTCAATGGATAGAACACGTCGGTCCTAACGATGAAATTTCGGTTCGATTCCGGATTGGGGTACATGGTGTTTTCTTAAACATATTCCCGTAGGTCGGTAATTAACGATAACCGGTAGACAGCCTACGGGAATTAATAAAATCCTACGTGCTTAGGATCGCTTTCAGTTCTATTTTTCGTGTGTATCTATAGGAGGGTAGCACGACCCTCCTTTTTATAAATACTATTTGCTATGGACATTAATCAAATAAAAACGTATCTACCATCAGGATGGGATGTGGTTGATCTAATAGATCACGGCATAATCGATCTTGATATCATGAACGGAAAGATGATGGGTGAGTATATGGCTGTGTTGATGATAAAGTCTTATGATAAGATTACTGAATCACATAACTTAACTACTTTCTCGTTCCATGATAAGGATATGGGTGGATTACGGAGATTGGTATCGAACGCTATAATGGCGGTTGGGTTAAGGAATAATCCTCTGAAAGGAGATGGGAACACGGCAATCAAATAAAGGTGCTGAATACACTGAAAGAGGGATATTGGATATCCTTAACAGACAGTTCTTGGTATCTCCTAGATGGATTATAAACAACTTGTATGTCTATAACTGGGAGTCTGATTATCTGGCTATAACCAGATCCATGTACGCTTATGAGGTTGAGGTGAAGATCTCGTTGGCTGACTATAACAAGGATTTCGAGAAGGAGGGCAAGCACCAAGTAATGCAAGGCTGGTTCGAGGCGCGAAAGCAAGCCCTGTACGAGACCGGTGACTGGGTCAGGTACGGCCGCCCCAATTACTTCTACTACTGCGTTCCGGATGGGTTGGTTGATCCTAAGGACATACCTCCGTACGCAGGACTCGCTTATGTTTGTGGCAGGAATTTGAGAAAGATCAAGGACGCACCTATCCTGCATCGTGATAAATTTGACCCCGAAGCTTATAAGATGGCAGACAAATTCTACTACAATTGGTGGAACGAGAGACGTAAGGCCAGACAGATAGAAGGGAAGGATATGAAAGATGAGTTCAGGAAGAGCATGAAAAAGGTGAAGGAGAAGATAACCGTCGATGCCAAGATCAGGGCGATGGAGGCGTTCTGGAGCGTGTGCGATTATGCCTACTGGCCGTACGGGGGAAGAGGGGTGCCCGGAATGAGACCCAACTGTTCCGCTTGTGGCGAGGAATGTAAATTACAATGCCCGAAAGGGAAAGAATTTAAAAACAAGATAAAATGAGTAAGATTAAAGATTTATTGGCAAGAGCCATTTCATTAGCCTCAGAGCAACCTATGAGCTATAAAGAGGCAATTGAGTTGCTTGATGGTATAGATACGTGTAAGGTCAAGATATGGCTGGAAAAAGGGGCTAAGCTGCCTGAATACGCTCATAAAGAAGATGCTTGCATGGATCTATTTGTAAAGAATATAGAGCTTGATAGCGGCAGAATCATATATCATACTGGTGTACATGTAGCGCTACCTGAAGATTATGAGATGGAAATCCGTCCACGTAGTGGTTTTACTAATAGCGAGCTAATTATGCAAAACGCCCCTGCTACCATTGATGAAGGATATAGTGGGGAAATTATGATAGTTCACAGAAAAATGGATAGGAATAGTCCTTATTATTGTAATGTAGGTGGTAAGGTAGCACAACTTCTTATTCGTAGACGGGAACGTATCGTATGGGAAGAAGTGGAGTCATTAGAAGATCTTGGAAAATCTGATAGAGGTGATAATGGATTTGGAAGTACAGATAAGATAAATAAAGATGGCTTCATGACCAGCGAACGTCGGTTAGGAAACCACCGTGGTAATGAATGATATGGAAAACAAAAATACATCATCCACTACTAATGAGGGCTTGAAAGAAATTGACAAACAAACAAATCCTGTTATGTATGGATGGAGATGTCCGGTATGTGGAAGAGTATATTCTCCCTACGTATCTATGTGCGCTTATTGCGGTAATAATAATATGAATCATATTACATGTAAAGTTACTGGATAATTGATATGAGTGGAAGAATTAAAATAAAGCCCAAGGATAAGGATAAGAGACCTAAGATCGATGTATTTAAGGTAATAGAGAACCGGTTCAAGAATATGAACGAGCTTCGGGATCTGATCGACATGGATCCAAGGAAAGGGCTGGTCAGGATCCGGGACGGGGCCGGCTTTAGGGAGGTGGAGCGGGGCGGATGCCTGCACCGGAACTACCTTAACCTGTTGGAGGAAGAGCTGGGAGCTAAACTATCAATAGATCTGATTGATAAGTATGTTAAAAGAAAATAGCACATCACCTACCCTAGTAATTACCTAGGGTAGGTTCGTTTTTATATACCGAAGTATCTACCACGATCTGGCTATCCATATCCTCAATCAACTCAATGATCTCATCCCTTATATCATAAGAAAG